CACCATGTGCTACCTCAACAATGTGCCAGCCATGTGTTACCCAGCAGCAGCTAGGTGGATCGCCAAAGAAATGAAAGCCAGCACTTAGCTTAGAGTTCTCACAAGTGTCGTGATCAGTCCACACGTAACGTGGATCTTGCTTCTTCATGAGTTCAAGATTATCTGCAGAATACTCAACGAATTTTACTGGCCTATAGGTTTTTACCCAGTCATTGTATGCTTCTTGGTATTGCTCTACAGTAATCTCACTCATATAAATATTGTACACCCTCAAATTTTATATGTCAAGCTGGAGCAACTGGCCTGTTCAGAAGGGTCATAGAAGCCTCCTGTGGCGTTCTGCCAGCCTTTCGGGTATTACATGGTCTACAACATGCCACCGTATTTAACCAATCAGAAGTTCCACCATTGCACTTAGGAACAACGTGATCAATGGTATTAGCATAGCCATGGCAATAAGCACAGATGTATCCATCACGTTCTAAAACGCCTTTACGAGAGTAGTGAATGATGCGTCTTTGATACTTCCATTTTGGAAAAATATACTTAATTAGTTCAATTGAATGTGGGATAGGATACGGACCAAACCGTCCATCCTCCGATTCTACCTTGATGTAGGCAACACCACGGTATAGCATAGTAATAGCTTTTTTAATTGATACGGCACCTAGGATCTCTGACCCACCACCATTATAAACAATTACAGCTGACATCTCATTCCATTATACTCTCTCTTTGTACCCCTGGTAGGATTCGAACCTACGACACACGGATTAGAAGTCCGATGCTCTGTCCCCTGAGCTACAGAGGCATATTTTATTGCCGAGCCTCCTATCGGATTCGAACCGATGACCCTCGCTTTACAAGAGCGATGCTCTGGCCAACTGAGCTAAGGAGGCAATATTTAATTATAAGCGACCCATACCAGACTTGAACTGGCGACCTCCGCCGTGACAGGGCGGCACTCTGACCAACTGAGCTAATGGGCCATCGCTGGGATGCCTGGACTCGAACCAGGAACCTTAGAGTTAACAGCTCTCTGCTCTGCCAATTGAGCTACACCCCACCACTGTTTAGTTATCGAAATCGTCTTCTAAATATTCTACCAACACTTCATCAAGATTGTCAAATCCTTGATCTTCAATCTTGATAGCTGCAAGGAAAACAATAAAAGCCTCTTCGATAAAGCCTTCTATGATTACATTGTGTTCAGTAATAACACCTTCGCTAATCATAAAAGCCAGTGGCAGACTGATATCGTTATAATCGAAAAAGTCAGCAAGCTTTTCTTCATTACGATATTTAATCCAAAGCTCGCTTAGGATATTGCACTTGTTAGAAAATGTTGTTTCCAATTTTACTCGTTTCTAAACAGTCTTTGGACGAATAAATTTTGTATGCCCTTCCAGAATCCTCCAGAGAATGATGGCTTAACTCTGCCGATAGGAACGCAAGCTTCACCGTTAGTTCTAAGAAGCTGGCTCAAATTAATTGCAAGAATATAGCCAGATCCATTGATTCCGTAGTCATCTCCCCAAGAGTTTCTCCACCTAAAAACCTCATAGGTTTTATTTCTAATTTGCATAGCTGGATCATAACCAGTAATAACTAGGCAGTGACCACCGACCTCTCTACCAGCGACAGAGACTAGGCCGTTGGCTTTAGTGCTATACATGCCACTACGCCATGGCACACCAATAACAACTGGTCCAGTTGTAATTACGGTATCACGAACATCATCAATACCAAAGCACCACCTATAGCTACTGATAAAGCCTTCTTCTTTCATGATCTTTGCACCAGCAAGAACAGAAGTGCCTTCGTAGTCTTCCCCAGGCCATTGATCTATTTTCTGTGCACGTTTATAATAACTTACTGCCAATGAATTTGCATATCCAACATCTGGTTGTTCATCTGGTGCAAATGGAGCAGCTAGCAGATCTCCCATCCAGCCAAACCCAACACAAGCACCCTCTGAACCCTGATCAAGAACAACGCCCTCATCCCACATTACTCTCTTTTTCTTTACTTTGCCTACACCAATAAGACTTCTAATTGGATAATCTGTTGATCTTGGGTCATGGAATGATTTCCAGTCTAATTTTCTATTCTTGTTTTCCATGAAGCTCCTTATCAATAATAATGGCCATAGCAGTCTTTAAAAAAATTTCAGCATATGTTGGATCACACAAATCTTTTTTTAGCTGTTCCCAGTCTGCTTCTTCTTCCATACAAAAAGTATATCAGAAATCCCAGTCGTCATCAGTAGTGCTCTCGTGCTTGCCGATGACATATGATGATCCACTACCGCTGAAGAAGTCGTGATTCTCGTCAGCATTAGGTGACAGTGCTGCCATGATAGCAGGATTAACATTAGTTAGTTCTGCTGGGAACAATGCATCAAAGCCTAGGTTCATTAGTGCTTTATTTGCATTATAGTGCAAGAACTTCTTTACGTCTTCTGTTAGTCCTACCCCGTCATATAGGTCAGCAGTATACTTTGCCTCATTATCAAACAGTTCCATCGTAAGATCATAAGCGTATGTCTTATATCTATCCTTAGCTTCATCAACCAGATTCGCATAACGCTGCTGGAACTTGTAGCCAATGTAGTAACCGTGCACAGCCTCATCACGAATGATAAGACGAATCATGTCAGCGGTATTAGTTAACTTAGATCTTGATGACAAATACATTGGCCAATAGAATCCAGAATAGAATAAGAAAGATTCTAACAATACAGATGCAATCTTTCTTTCCATCTCATTCTTGCCATCGTATCGCTTTAGAATAATCTCTTCCTTCTTTTTAAGATAAGGATTCTCCATGCTCCAACGGAAGATGTCCTCAATTTCATCTGAAGAACAGAGAGTAGAAAAGATATTAGAGTATGACTTAGCGTGAACAGACTCCATAAAAGCAATATTGGTTAGCACTGCTTCTTCATGCTGTGTCTGTGCATCTGGCATTAGCTTGATAGCCCCTACAGTCGCCTGTACGGTGTCAAGCATTGTTAAGCCAGTGAATACACGCTTCGTTAGCTCTTTTTCTTCGTCTGTCATAAGTGACCAAGATTGGATGTCATTAGCTACTGGAACTTTTTCTGGCAACCAGAAGTTGGCTGTGAGCCTGTTCCACACCTCTAGATCAACTGGGTCTTCGATCTTATTCCAGTTAATTGGCTTAATAAATTTTTCCATTAAATATGCATACCTTCCTTGACTCATAGCATACAACTTACGCAGTTGTCCATCTCAGTGCCCTCCAGAGCTTGCTGACGGATACGGATGTAATAAATTGTTTTGATACCTTTCTTCCATGCGTAAATCTGTGCTCTGTTTACGTCACGAGTAGTAGCAGTATCCTTAAAGAATAGCGTTAGAGATAGACCTTGGTCTACGTGCTGTGTTGCAGCAGCATAGACATCAATGATCTTCTCTGGCCCAATCTCATAAGCATCTGTAAAGTATTCCCTATTCTCGTTAGTTAGATATGGTGCTGGGTAGTAGACACGACCTAGCTTACCTTCCTTACGAATCTCAACCTGAGAAGCAATGGGGTGAATAGAGCTTGTACTATTATTGATGTAGCTAATTGATCCAGTAGGTGGAACAGCCTGTAGGTTTTGATTGTACAAGCCATGCTTCATTACTGATCTTTTTAGCTTTTCCCAATCTGCTGCATTAGGAATATCAATGTTGGCATTCTTGAATAGCTTGGCTACCTTCTTGGTTGCTGGCTTCCAATCGCAGCAGGTATACTTCTCAAAGAACTCGCCAGAAGCATACTTTGAATTTTCAAAGTTGTCGAATGGACTGCCAGTTTTCTTAGCCATCTCACTAGAAGCCTTGAGAGCATGGAACAAGATGGTGTAGAAATAAATATTAGTAAAGTCAATAGACTCTTCATCCCCATAGTGCATTCTCTCTTTGCCGAAATAGCCATGTAGGTTCATCTGGCCTAGACCAATAGCACGTGACTTTTTGTTACCCTCAGCAATAGACATTACGGACTCGATGTAGCTAAGGTCAGCAACAGATGTCAAAGCTTTGATAGCAACCTCAACACTCTTGCCAAAGTCTGGCGACTCCATCATCTTAGCAATATTCAATGAGCCAAGATTACAACTAATATCTTTACCAATCTCATCATAAGACAAGTCTGCATTATATGTTGTAGGTGTGTTTACCTGAAGAATCTCAGAACAAAGATTAGACATGTTGATTCTACCCTCGACTGGATTAGCATTGTTTACAGTGTCTTCATATACTACATAAGGATATCCAGACTCAAACTGAAGCTCAGCAATAGTTTGAAACAGATCACGAGCGTTAATCTTCTTCTTACGAATATCAGCATTGTCTACCATCTCCTGATACTTCTCTGCAATAGAAATATCAGACATTGGAACTCCGTATACCCTCTCAATGTCATAAGGCGAGAACAGATACATGTCCTCGTTGGCCTTGGCAAGCTCTAGCGTGATGTCTGGCACAACCACACCAAGGCTTAGTGTCTTGATACGAACCTTTTCGTCTGCGTTCTCACGCTTGGTATCAAGGAACTGCAAGATGTCTGGGTGGTGTGCGTTTAGGTAAACTGCACCAGCACCCTGACGAGCACCTAGCTGGTTAGCGTAGGAGAAGCTGTCTTCTAGCAATTTCATTACGGGTAGCACACCAGAGGACTGGTTCTCAATCTTCTTAATTGGTGCACCAGCTTCACGTAGGTTGGTTAGGTTAAGTGCTACACCACCTCCACGTTTTGACAACTGCAGCGAAGAATTGATGCCTCGTGAGATAGACTCCATATTATCTTCGATACGAAGCAGGAAGCATGAAACAAATTCACCCCTCTGCTTCTTGCCAGAATTCAAGAAGGTTGGTGTAGCAGGCTGGAATCGCCCAGTAATAATCTCTTCTACGAGATCCTGAGCAAGCTTTTTATCTCCATGTGCAAGCATGAGTGCATTCATGCAAACACGGTCTTCAAACCTTTCAAGGTATCGACTTCCATCGAATGTCTTTAGGGCATAGCTTGTGTAAAACTTGTATGCTCCAAGAAACGTTGGGAAGCGGAACCTGTGTGCATAAGCTTGCTTAAACAAAGACTTTATAAAATCAAAGTCGTATTGGTCAAGAACTTCCTGCTCATAGTATTCGCTTTCAATCAAGTAATCAATCTTTTCTTCCAAGCTGTGGAAGAACACAGTATTTTGATTTACGTGGTCTAGGAAATATGCCTTAGCCGCTTCCTTGTCTTTGTCAAACTGAATCTTGCCGTCCTCACCATAGAGATTCAACATTGCGTTTAGCTCATGATAGCTATAATTCGTACTCATAAAGCAGCCTTAACCTTCCTATTATTTTTTCTACATCTTCTGCTGTGCCAAGCAACTCTACTTTGGCAATTAGTGGAACACCAGTCTTTTCGCAGATCATCTCTGCTGCCTTACAATAATGCTCACCAAAATTAGTATTACCAGTTCCAATCACACCACGCAAATATTGTCTATTAGATTTAACATTTAAAAATTCTCTAACAGATTTTGGTATGGCATGACCTTCACTACCCCCACCATAAGTAGGAACAACTAGGACATACTCTTCCTCAATAAGAAAAGGGTTATCCCTATCCCATTTAATGGGCAACCTATTAGCATTTGTGTCAAGCTTCTCAACAAATCTTTTTGTGTTTTCAGATACGTTTGAAAAGTAAACAATACTAATAGGTAAAATCAATTCTACATCCTCTTTACGAATAAAATCAAAACGGAAACTTAAAGGTTGCTTAAAGTTAAAGCATCCCCCAGCTGTCCAAGTATTCTTTTACATCTTCTGGCATGGGTTTATATTGTATCACGTTAGGGGGTAGCTCTTCAAGTCGATCCTTTGGCCTATCACGGAAGCTGTGAATCTCAACCTCTTGATCGATATTCCTTGGGGTGTGTGATATTGCACCAAACACAGCACCGCATACAGCGTCAGCCAAGTCCTTAGACTTTTTACGAGGGTGGTCTACCCTATTGTTTTTCATAATCTTTAGCTCTGTAAGCTCTTCAAAAAGGAGTTCAATTGCAGGCATTGCCAACCTGTCTTCGTACACAAGCATAGCCATATCCTCATAGTGCTTCTTGGCTACAGAAACTGTCTCTGTTCTAATGCCAACCTGCTTTAGCTCATTCTGGATATCAAAAGATTGCCAACGGTCAAAGCTAACCATGCCAATATTAAAACCAATTCTTCTTAGGTTTTGAATCCACTGCTTAACTTCAGATAGATCCACTGGCCCTTCGATACGTGGCTCCCACCATGCCACGGCATCCACAACAACAATCGGTGCGACATGCTCGTAGTCTTTTATTACTTGAATGTTAACCCACTTGTCTACGTGTGCAATAGCTACAGCACACTTGTCATGCCTCTGTGCAAGGTCAGCGTGAACAAAATATACCTTATCTGGATCTGGCTTAAACGTAGGATCAAATCTTCTAACATTGTCTAGGGGATTTCTAAGAGTCATTGCGTCTCTTACCTTTTCCCTCTGCTTAAAGAATGCATCTGAAGCATAGGTTGGAATACAAACAAAACGCATCATGGCATCGCCAAGGTCCGTATAGAAGGCTAGCTTAAAGTCTTCGATAGAACGTGTAGGATTTACTTCCCAGGTAGGTCTTTTAAGAGCAAACACTCCAGGATACTTATAATTAGTAATGCGATCTTCGTCCCAGGAAATTTCTAAAGTATTGCCTTCCATGTCTTCTGGAAGATCTGGATTCATAATAAACTTGTGGCTTCTCTGGATAACCTCTTTATCTAGAATTGCATCTTCATACTTAGTAGAAATAAAGTCTCCAGGATAACGAGGGAAGGAGAGTAGTGCTACCTTGCCAAGGTCTGGGAAACGTGAATCTACAGTTCCACGGAATGCCCTATAGATATTATCTGCTGTCTTGCCCTGCTCATTACCAGTGTTTGTCTCACTAGCAAAACCAGAAATCTCATCAAGAACTGCAACAAGAAGGTTCAGACCCTCATGAGACTCACGTTCAGAGTGACCAGAGTAAACGGTAATCGATTTATCGAAATCAATAGAGTCCATCTTGGCATAATACTTACCAGCGAACCAAGGTGACTTTTCAATCTTAGTCTTAAAGCCCTTAAAGAAAACGTTCTTCGCCTGCTGTGCGTTAATAGCAATATTGATAATATCGATAGCGTCACCAGACGGCTTACCATAATATCTTGCTGGATCTTTGAGACAAAGAAGCTTGTAAACAATATATGCTACAGCTACTGTAGATACAAAGTCTTTACCGCTACCCTTGCCTAGCTGCAGAATAACTTCATTTTTTGTATACTTTTTATAAAACCTAGAACCTTCATCTGCACCAAGCAGTCTTTGAAGATCTTCCTGCTTGTAGATTTGGCTCATTGCCAAAACAATATCGTACTGTATGTCTGACAGTGGTGGCTGACCAAGGAACTGTTCGCCCTCCACGAAAGTCTTTACATCAACAGGATCTTCTTCAAATGGGTTGTCGGCTAGGACTTCAATAAAATCATCAAACATCCTGAACCACCGTTATGGTTTCCCCTTTGCTAGCAGCCTCAGATAAACGTCTCATAATCTTATCTCTAACCTCTGGGTGCTCAGAAGCAATATCCATAAGAATCTTTTTAAGGATATCCTGCTTACGTTCGATCTCCATCATCTCTTCCGCTAGTTCTTTATTTTCAAGCAGACCAGCTTTCTGGAGCATTTCAATACGCTTAGACTCAATGTCCATCACTAGCTTGATTGCTCCAGCCTTTGATTTAAGATCACCGTTAGTGTCAGCATCATCAATAACCTCGTAGGATTTAGCGATAAGCCTACTGTAATGTTCGTCTGCAGCAGCAAGAGCTTCTTTAGCCCTTGCACGAATTGCAGTATTATCAGCAGCCATAGTTTGCCACTCTTTAATCAAAGTAACAACTCTAGTTCTTGGAATGGCAAGCTCTTTAGAAATCCTTGTAGGGTCATTACCCTTTAGATATTCTCCAACAACCTTGTTTACTTCATCAAGATGCTGTATTGTCTGTTCCTCGCTTGACACGACGCTTACCTCTTCTCTTTGGAATTCGCTTAACTCTATCTAGCCTAAATGATCTTAGCACACCAGTTCGCATTTTGTGGACCTCAAAACAATCGATCCACTGAGCACCAGTTTCTGTATTTGTAACTAGACAATCAAACTTAAATCTTTGCCCCCACTCACCATCAATCTTAATCACATCTCCCTTTTCGATAATGAAATTACCTACAGTGATTTCAGGGAAACGAAAAAACTTGCTTGGTGGTGGTGGGACAGACTTACGCTTACGCAATGTTACTCCTTAGCGTGTGGTTTAGTTTCGTTTAATGAATTACTCGATACTCTATTATACACACTAAGGCTGTGGAAGTCAAGAAGATCTTCTGCACCAGTATACGACAAGGCACTCTTAAGACCTGCCTCGAAGTCAGCCAGAACATCGCTTACGCTGCCAATAAAAGGGACAGTGGTAGCAATACCCTCTACACCAGACACAGACTTAAGGCCATCTGCTTGTGCCTCTGCCGAAGCCATTCCACGGAATACCTTCTGGCCATCCACAATCTCACCAGGAGACTCCTTTGTGCCAGCAAGCATTCTTCCAACCATTACCGCATTTGCACCAGCTGCAAGAGCTTTGGCAGCATCCCCAGAGTTTCTGATTCCACCATCAGCAATAATGTCTGGGCCATCTCCATATTTGAAGTTAGCACGAATATCCATAATTGATGCTAGTGTTGGCATACCATGTCCACTCACAACCCTTGTAGTGCAAGCAGAGCCTCCACCGATGCCTACCCTGACAGAGTCTGCACCAGCATCTGCTAACCTAGCGTAGCCATCCCACGTAGAAACATTGCCAGCCATAATGTGAAGATCTCTACCAAAGGCATTACGAAGATGCTTGACAGCATTGACCGCATAATCATTATGCCCATTAGCTGTATCAACAAGAATCAATGCAGCACCAGCCTCTACCAAAAGTGATGCATCTGTTAAGAATGTTCCCTTAGTGCCTACCGAGCCACCAACTACCCTGCTAGATGCAGCAGCAAGCTTGACCTGCTCCACCTGCTGCTCAATAGGCAAATACCTGTGGATAATTCCAAGGCCACCAGCTTTACGCATAGCAGCCGCCATCTCCCACTCACACACAGTATCCATCGGTGCGGCAATAAGCGGAAGGTTCAAGCCAATGGAACGCTTAGTTCCAGTTCCAATTGTAGAACGCAAACTAACGTCTTTACGACTTGCTACATTTGATCTCTGTGGAATAAGCAAAATGTCATCAAATGACAGGTGCTCTTCATCGCTATACTTTTTCATCTCTCTCCTTTGCAATAAGTAACAGAACTAAATACCCAATAAGATCTGAAATAGTATCATCTCCAGGATATTCATGCCCACGCTTAACACGTGAAAGCTTATCATCAATACGAACATAGATTTGTTCTACAGCATCTGCTTTAGAAAAAACCCTAACTGGGTCGATGGCAGAATCACCATATGCTCTGTTCTTAGCAATGAGCATATCTTTAATCTCTCCCACTACCCGATCAATCTGATCTTCCGTCTCTTTACTCAATTATTTTTTCCTTAACTTAAACTTATCTAAATATGAATATATTGTAGCCAAGCTTACGCCGCATTCCTTGGCGATTTCTTCTGGCTTTTTTCTATCCAGATGATATCTTTTACGTAACCAATTTTCATTCTGATACAGTTTAGCAGCCATCATATCTCCTTGTCAAGCCAGCTTGTGCCAATTATGAATAGCATAATGACCAACACCTATGGCATCAGCGATGTCGTTGTCCGAAACCTTCTTGCCATAGTTAATGTCAATTAATTTAATTGTTCTTTGCTTCCTAAATTCACGCTCATGATTTTTATACCATGACTCACTTCTGCCTGGACTATCTTCTCTGATCTTTATTTTTTCTTCTTTGGTTAGCTTCCCATTACCTAGAAAGGTTTGCCAAGCAATAGGGTTAATTGATTTAATTATTCTAACATTATTGAGAGATATGCCAGCTAGCATTGCACCCTGAACCAAAGCTAGATCTGCTGCCGTCTTAGCACTATTCATATAAATAGTATGTTCAATAACAATAGCATCGATAGTCTCTAGCTCAGCAAAAAATGCTCTCGTCTTACGAACAGAATCTCTAACTTTATGGTATGTGTCAATTCCACTAAAGTTTATTTTTCCATATTTTGTTAGATTGCCATCGTCAAAAATTGCAAAGGCCAAGCTATTGGTGCTAGCATCAATTGAACAAATTCTAGAAGGAATAGGATCAATCTTTTTTAGATTTACCATTTGCAATATCCTTTAGATCTTTTAATGCTTTAGCCACATTCTTAGGATCTACTTCACAAGCATGACAGATGTTGTCATCATTGTATGCAGATAGTGGCGACCCACAAGACTTGCAAAATCTTTTCTTGCCCATCATTTTTTCTCTACGCTTTTGTGCATACTTCTGAGCAATCTTTTCTTTAGTGGCAGCTTCACGACATTCTGGAGAACAATATATCTTGTAAGATATGTTGGTCTCAAAAGCCTCATCACACCATTGACAGTTTTTCATCTAAAGGCTCCAGAGAATTAATCTTGATGTCTCCCTCACCAGCAGATGCACAAACCTTAGCCAAAGGGCAGGTCTTGCAAATCTTTGAATTAGAGCGATAGTTCTTCTTTGGCAGAGTCTTATCTTCCCATGCCTTACGAACTGTACGCATCCATTCAAATGCCTGATCTATCCACCCAATATAGTAATCATTTACATTGACAGGTATCGCCAATAGTTCATGATTGTTTTTGTTTTCGTAAATAATTACAGCCCTTGCTTTTTTCAGAATCTTCATATAAAGAAGAATCTGAATCAAGTGACCTGCTTTTGCTTTACGGTTTTTCTTACGATACTCAAATCCCTCCTGCATAGCTGTTTTGATTTCGACCAAAAGCTCTTCTCCCTTCCAGTCAATCAAAACATCTCCGAAACCGAAGATTGGTGGATCATTGTACGTAATCTTAAATTCTGAGTCAATAACTATTCCAGCATCCTTCATAGCCTGCTGAATACGCTCATGCGACTTAGTGCCATTAGTCATGTTGGCACCAGCAAAGGGATCTGCGTGATCTTCGAATTCGCCACCTTCAAATGCTAGATACCAATACCTAGCACACTCACCATGGCCGTAGGCAATGGTAGACGGAGCAAATGTTTTCTTCTGCTGATGTCTTGGGCCACGCTTAGCGATATATCCAGCATTGATTGCATCAACAAGCTCGTTCATTTCTTCCTGAGCAGTATTAATCTTGTTGGACGTGCCCATCACTTCTTGTAATAAATTTTTAGTCATATTGTTATCGAGCAATATACTTGAGAGCTGCAACCAATTCATTGATTGATGCTGCTGCAGTAAAGTATATATTCTTTTTTGCCCTATCTCCCTTATCTACGTTTGCCATCCACGTTGCTTTAAAAGACATCTTAGCTGCAATTGCTTGCAATCTAACCACCTCAACGGTAGCAACATTCAAAGGAATATCTGGTTTAAGAATCAATTTAGCTATAGTAGTCAATGCTGTAGTTAGTTCTTCATCATTCATAAAGTCAGCAATTTCTGCTAACCCATTTACCATATCTAAAGTTGTCTTATTTTCAGTATTTTCCATCAGTTAATTATACCATTCTCTAGATACCAGCAATTTTAGCTGTCTGAATACTCTTAGTAGACTTATTCCACTTACCACAGTTATCACAAACATACTGGGTGTAAGATCCTGTTGTGCCAACGTATACGCCGTCTTCTGTAAGGTCAAGAGAGCCACAGTTAGCACAGCCATCCTCGATGCCCTCGTAAAGCCCAGCGACAGGATGTCCCTGAATCCAAGGCAGCAAAATCTCATAAAGATCAATAAGAAGGTCTACGTCCTGGATTTGATACTTCTTCATCTCAGCCCATGCCTTGTTGTCTCCAGCCATGCACTTAATCCATAGGTCAAAACCTGAGTGCTTAACTTTGGCACCCACACCAAGTGCCTGTGCTACATAGTCAAGCTTGTTGGAAGGGAACATAAACTGCTTCTTCACAACACGCATAAGATCAATGTCTTTAGCTAGTGATGGTGGTGTCATACCATTCAGCAAAAACTCCCTACGCAAATGCTTCATGTCAAAGGAAGCTGAATTCCAACCTACAACAGCATCTGCCTCATTAATAAGGTCCCAGGCTGTCTGAAGCATCTCCTGCTTGCCATGGTGGTGTACAGACTTAAACATGGTAGTCTTCTTACCATACCAACGAGCACCAAAGCAAATGACTTCAGTAGCTTTTACAATTTGTTTAATGGAGATGTCCTGTTTCCACAGCCCCCACGTGTGAGCCGTAATAGGACTCGTCTCAAGGTCAATCATTAAGATTTTCATTATTTTCTCTCTCTTCTAGCAGTTGTTCTAGCAATGACAGCTCGATTACTGCCAGTCGTGTTTTTTGTGTTTCTCCTATAACTACAACTATAGCAGGATCTTTGTTAGATTTCAAGGCATCCGTTGTAGCTTTTGCCCAAACATCTTTATTTAAAGTAAAACTCTTACCTACTTCTTTAAAGTCAATTACGAAGTTATACCAGCTTGCATCGCCCTTCTTGGTATTTCTACCAGAATTTTTATGCTGCTTAGCACCTATTCGCTTTGACTCACCTCGTTCGCTCATAGTCCTTTTTATTCTTTTTGGTTTGTAGGCTAACCTCACTCAAATGTTTTTGTTTACACATCCAAGTTAGCTTCTTCTGCTCTGGGTATGACCTTAAGCTATTAACAACCATGTTGCACTCTTGACACTTAAAGATACCGTTATATACTGTATATCTATTCACCTAGCTTCTCCAATAGCTCATTACGAAGTTTCTCGTCTTCTTTTACCCTCTCAACAAAGGCATCACGACCCTGAAGCTTTGTGCCATCCTCTAGCTGATACCAGGCACCAGTCCTATTGACATGCCCAAGCATTTCTGCAGTATCGACAAGATCGGCAATGGTATCGACCCCAATATAATCTCCACGGTAGTAGAAGTCATACTCGGCACTATCTCCAGGAGCAGAAGTCTTAGAGTTAGTTACTTCCCATCGAACCTTACGACCAACCTTTTGCTCAATCAGCTTGTCGCCAGACTTTACCTTAGCTTTAATAGCCTGAGCATCAGAGCCAGACGAGAATAGCTTAATGATAGTTGATGACATAAACTGGGTCGTCTGTCCACCAGTAGGAACAGCCTGTGTATACATAGCACCAATGTTGTTCCTAGACTGAGAGATAGCAATCACCAGTGCTGGCTTCTCTTGATTATTTGCATAGTTAATCATAAGCCAAGCATGTTTAAGATCTTTAGACTCTGCACCAATTTGCTTGGTATTCTCTAGCTGCTTAAGCTCATGAGAGTCTTTCTCAAAGTATACAGCTGGTAGCAGTGAGCTAATACTGTCAATAACAACTAGGTCTACCCCAGCGTGTAGGAGTGACGTGACCACATCCACCATGTCATTAACGCTACGTGCTTCTGAATAGATGAGATCTTCTGTCTTTACTCCAAGTCGCTTTGCCCACTCTTCATCATAAGACATTTCTGCATCTACCCAAGCACAAAGCTTGCCTTCTTTCTGTGCCATACCGATTGTTTGAAGGCATAGAGAAGACTTTGCACTTGACTTGCTACCCCACAGAAGCACCTGTCTGCCATACGGTAGCCCTCCACCCAGTGCCCTGTTAAGTCCAGGGCTTGGCGTAGGCTGGAACTCAGTCTTAATGCCAACAGCTGGCCCAACCTTCTTCCTAAGCTTTGGGTCTAGCATTGCTAGAGCTTCTTCAATAGTAGTCATTAAAAACGTACACCATGCCTCTCTGGTCTTAATTTGTTGTGTTCTGTCTTATTGTTAAATGCTGCCTGCAAAGATCCTTCAGCGTATCCATTATCCAACATACCCTGCCACAAGTCAAGGGTTCGGATAAGAATGTCTGCTGTTTCATGAGCCACAGCTTCCTTACCGTGATCTTTACGAATTGCTTCCATTAGCTCAGTGACTTCAGAAACAATCATCATACACTGCTTAGCAATGAAGATATCATCTACTCTGTCTGGCCAGAAGCCTTTTGTTACTGCGTTCTTGTGCACTTCCCGTGCGTGACCGTCAAACGATAGTGGTGCTGTCATGATAGTATCTCTCCTAATATTACTGTTCCATCTTTTGTTTTGTTCAGCTTAAGGCGGTATGCGTTACCAGCCTTAATCTTCATATAAGCATCAGCAAACTGTGTTGGAAACACTGTTACTGGATGCAAATCTCTTGCTGTATCTGCTACAGTCATGTTAGCCATCTTCTTGCCAGCCTTAGTTACCCTTGGCTTGAATGAGACTACGTATAGTTCATCACCACTGTATGGCAACATTTTATAGTTTAGCCACTTGATGATTGCATTAGAGTGATCGCCAATCTGGTCTGCTGGTATGGCTTCAAGAATTCTGTTATTAGAAGCCAAGAAGATGTATGTCTTACCAGTCTCAATCGTAGTCTGCTCGTCATCAAAGATGCCAACAGCACCAGTCTTATCTAGAACTTCTACCCTAGACCATCCTTTGCCACGCTTAATGCTACGTGCCATGCCCATCAAAATAAATGAGCCAGCTTCATCAAAGTCTTCAATCTGAGTAATCCACGGTAGATAATGTGGTGGAACTTGCATACTAAATTCTGGCAAGTTCAAATACTCATAAAGATTAGACCTAATCTCATCTTCATCACGTGGGCTATCTGGTAATGTTGCAGCACCAATAATACGCATAGCATTTAGTGCCCTAGTGTTTACACCATTACCCTTTGTCAAAGTAAACTGCTCAAGCTCAGCATAAGAATTAAATGGCCTAGCAGCTACATACTTCTGTGCAATAACATCAGAGATAAACTTAATGCCAGACAATCCGAATCGAATAGCCTTGCCCTCGATCTTGAAGTCAACATCAGACTCGTTGATGTGTGGCAAACGGATTGGAATATTCATACGCTTAGCCTCAATCAGATACTCTGTACGTACATCCTTATCCTTTTCATTCTTAAGCATACAGAACATAAACTCAAGAGGATAATAATACTTTAACCATGCTGTCCAATATGACAACGTAGAATAAGCTACAGCGTGTGACTTGTTAAACGAATACCCAGCGTGAGCCTCAAAGTCGTGCCACAGCTCTTCTGCCCTGTTTGGAGATAGGTAACGTGAAGCACCCTTGACAAACTGGTCTTTGAACTGGTCAAACTCCTTGGCATCCTTCTTCTTACCAATGATCTTACGAACCTTGTCAGCCTCTGCCATAGTCATACCACCAAGCTCTGTACAAGCTTGCATAACCTGCTCCTGGTAAAGAATACACCCATAGGTATCTTCAGTAAACGGCTTCATCACTTGGTGAGAAAACGCAATCTGCTGCTTGCCATGCTTACGCTCAATATAGTCTTTACCAATAGTGTTCATAGCACCAGGTCGCACAAGAGCGTTAGAAGCTGCAAGTTCATCAAAGTTTTTGACACCCATCTTAACTAGCAGATTAGTATAAGGTGTAGCTTCACACTGGAAGACACCTTTCGTATACCCACTAGATAGCATCTCATAAACCTTGTCATCATCAAGAGGAATTTCTAGCAGATTAATTTCTTTACCAGTTCTATCCTTAATAGTATTAACAGTGTCTTGAATAACAGACAGTGTTTTAAGACCTAGGGCATCGATCTTAATTAGACCGATACGTTCAGCTTCTTCCATGTCTACCGCCACAACTGGGATACGCTCACCAGTTCCAGGAGAGTTACGTGTCTCCATTGGTGCGTGACGGAAGATAGGCTCTTTAGCTGTCACCACACCAGCAGCGTGAATACCAGTTCCACGAATACGACCACGAAGCAGCTCTCCATACTTCTCTACCTCTGGATACTTCTCACGGAACCAGGCAGTGTTCTTAGAGCGAAGGTAGTCGTCCCAGTCATCTACAAGCTTGAGAACCTTGTTTACATCAGTTAGAGGGATATACAGGACTCGTGCAATATCACGAATCATACCCTTGCCCCTAAACTGCAAGAACGTAGCAATAGAAGCAACGTGACGATACTGCCTAACAAGATAATCTTTTACTTCTTCACGACGTGAGTCCTGAATATCTGTATCAATATCTGGGAAGTCATTACGTTCAGGGTTAATAAAACGGAAGAACAGTAGGCCATACTTGATAGGATCAACATCTGTGATACCCAGCGAGTAGCATAGCAATGAGCCAGCAGCTGAACCACGTCCAGGGCCAACAAGAATGCCTTGCTTCTTAGCCCAGTTAATCATATTACGTACAACCAAGAAGTATGGGCCAAAGTTCTTCTCTTCAATAATGCCCAGCTCTTCTTCTAGTCGTTCCATATAGCCTTCGGTCTTATAGACTCCACGCTCTTTAAGACCTTCTATAGCAAGATTAGCAAGCTCTTGCATAGGATTTTGATACTGTGCTGGTAGAAGCTCTAAGTGATCTTCGATACGATAGTCTTCTACCTTGTCTGCAATCTCGTTAGAGTGAGCATAGATGTCTTCTCTATCAATGCCCTGTGCCTTCATGGCATTGTGCATCTCTTCATCAGATAGCAAGTGAATATCAAAGTCCCTAAACGTAATATTACGCTCAGCACCATAGAGGTAGTCCAGCCTGTCCATAAGATTCTCATGCTTGGCAGCTGCCTCATAGGTAGCACCCTTCTCAACCTTATTGCTATAAGTGTTAAGAATTAGTTTAAGTTCTTGAATTTCTTTCTGACCCGTGTGTGCGTGGTGGCAGTCTGGAGTCACAACAGCCTTAATGCCGAACTCGTCTGCAAGCTCAAGCAGTTGCTTGTTTACCTCTGCAGGGTTGTGTGGCATAACCTCAATGTAGTAGTCATCGCCAAATACATTCTTGTGCCATTCAATTTGACGTTTGGCTTCTGCCATCTCCCCAGCTTCAATAGCCTTAGCAATAGTTCCACTAAGGCAACCAGAAGTAACAATAAGCCCATCCTTATATTTCTCCAGGACTTCATAGTCAATACGTGGCTTTTTATAAAAACCTTCTGTCCAAGCAATTTCATTAAGCTTATTTAAATTCTCAAGCCCCTGTTGATTTTTAGCAAGGATAATAATGTGATTGTAGATAAGATCTAGAGGCTCTGACCTGTCCTTTGGGTCACGCTGGTCAAAGCGATCTTGTGTAATATAACCCTCAACACCGAGAATAGGCTTGATACCCTTTTCCTTAGCGGTGCGATAAAACTCTCTGTGACCAGTCAACGAGCCATGATCAGTGATGGCTACGGCTGGCATACCAATTTCTAAAGCACGTTCAACATACTCTGCTGGTGTAGCGATACCGTCAAAAAGACTGTAGTGCGTGTGAACGTGAAGACCTGCGTAAGACATATACCCTTTTCTACCTAGAAGCGAATGATTGTGGTGGGGGCATTTGACTGCCCCCACCGTGAGGAATCACAAATTACCATTCAACATTAGAAGATGAAGATGATTGTGAATCAACTCCCATATAGAAAGCTTCCTGCTCTGCATATGGAATCTGGTTCAGTGCCGACTCAATTGGGTAAGGTGTAACATCTGTCCAGTCGAAAGGCTCTGTGTCTGGAGCTGATGGAAGAAGAGTATAGTTAGTTTCCATACCCTGACCACTTCGCTTGAACTTCCAGGTAAGGTTTGAAATGCTACCAGTCTCTAGTGCATATTCACGGATGGTGTTGAAGACAGACATCTTGCTAACACCAGCTGACCAAATAGCCACGTATGGCTCTTCGATGCCGTCGTCAACTAGAACGTTGCAGTAAAAGCGAAGCTTACCCTTCCATCCAGCTTTTGGATCTTTGCGGTGCTGCTCTTCTGCCCAGTCACGTCCCTCAGAATCCATTGTGTCGATTGCACGACGACGGAAGTCTCTTGGGTTTACGTGCTCCTTTACTACGAGAGAAAGGCCACGCTCTGGATCATAGTTTGGCGAGTCCTCGTCAAGCTCTTCAATGAAACGAAGCTTTACTGCTTGACCATCTGCGAGCTTAAGCCAGCGAACCTTTGAACCACCCTCTGACTTAGGCTTGTCTACTACTGCATTGATATTTTTTAGTCCCCTAATAATTGTCATTTTTGTTTTTCTCCTTGTTGTTTTCTTTTTATTGTAGCATCGCCAATATG